TCCCGATTGGGACACCAATCCGGACGCAACCAGCGAGTACTCAATTCGCAAGTGCGCTGTCCAGGTAAGTACCGATAGTGCGGCTGGGACGGTTGTGCTTGCCCCAAGCACCAGGGCCACTGGCCCGAATCACGTTGACAACGCGGACAACTGGGACGCAGGGGAGATTCCTGGGGCGACCGGCTCTACGACGGCCTATATCGGCAATTCCTCCGTCAGCCTGCTCTATGGATACATGGACTTCAGCGAGACGCTAACCTCGTTCAACGTCGAGAAGAGCTTTTCGGCGGACATCGGCCTGCCGCGAACCAATGCAACCGGATATCCAGAGTTCCGCCCTCACTACCAGCGTGTCGAGTCGTCCGCCATCCGGCTGAAGGGTGGAGACGGCCCAGGATCAGGACGCGTCAAAATCGATTCGGTCGACATCGCGACTGCGATCACGGTTGAGGATACCGGCAGCGGTTTGGAGACAGGCCTAGGCGCCTTTATTTGGAAAGGCACGCATGCAAGCAACACCCTGCACGTAACGGCCGGTTCGGTCTCGGTAGCACCGTTCGATGGTGAGACCGCGACTTTGACCACGATCCATATTGCCACTGGTACGGTTGTCGCCGGGGATGCGGTGACCAATACGACGGTCACCAATACAGGCGGCGAGTACACGACGTCGAATACAATCACGACTCTCAAGACCGGGCCTGGCTCGACGACCACGATTCTGGGGTCGATGGCCGTGACAACCGCGACGGCTGCCGGCGGGACCCTTATCCACCGAACTTCCGGTACGATCACCACACTGACTCTAGGCGGACCGACCGGGGCTACGCTCGACTGCTCGCAGGATGTTAGGGCATCGAAGGTGATAACGAATATGAACCTGAACGCCGGCGGGACGATTGTCGATCCACAGCGCGTGTTGTCCCTGACAAATGGGATTGTGGTAGGGACCGACGTCGAGTCCGTATCGGCGGCGTGATGCTGAACCCGGTGTCTAAACGGTGTCTAAACGGTGTCTAAACGGTGTCTAAAAGGTCTCTAAAAGGTCTCTAAAAGGTCTCTAAAAGGTCTCTAAAAGGTCTCTAAAAGGTACAACGTTTGCTACCGTTTCTCGACAATCTTCTCATCTTAGCCATTCTGGCTAGCATTCCGAATCCACCTGTCTTGTGATTCTCCGTACCTGCCCATAAACGTAGGGGCATGGCCAAGTTCACGAAAACCGTGCTCATCGAAGACCGCGACTACCACTCGCCAGATGGAATCGTGACCGCGTCCCCCGACGCCAAGGCGCACTGGGCCTCGAAGGTCGGTGAGTTCGTTAACCAGGGATTCTCGATCCCGTGCTGGTGGGATCACCAGGCAGACCCATCCAGAAGCAGGCCGATTCAGTTTGCGGGCGGCAAGCGGCGCAGGGCCAAGGATCAGGCCGGCTGGTTGACCGGGGCCAAGGTCGCCGAAGACGGCGGCCTGGAACTCGAGTTTGACGTGCCCGGGAAAGATGCGGATCAGGTCGGATCGAACATCACAAAAGTCTCCCCCGTGTTCTGGGATCGCCTGAAGGATGGCCGAGGAGAGACCCACGAAAACGTCATCGGCGGTTGCGATTTCGTCACCCACCCGGTCGACGATACCCAGACCGACTTCGAGCCTGCCGAGTCTATCGCCTGCTCGCTGGTCAAGCACGATCCGGACGCCGCAGACGACGAGCCAAAAATCATCCGCTTCGCCGAGGGTCCGCCAGAGAAGGACAAATCGGGAAGCGACGGCGACATGCCGGAGACCGAGGTCACCAACGAGGACAACCGTCTGAAGAAGGTGATGGAGGCCCTGGCCAAACAAAAAATCATCCTCTCGGACGACACGGACCAGGAAAACTTCCTGGAACATCTCGAGCAGGCGCTGCTTACGGTCGCCGCAATGCAAGGACAAGACGAAATGAGCATGAATCCCGAACAGGAACAGCTTACGCCCGAGAAGCCAGAGATGGCCATGATGAGCCTCGAAGGCAAACGGTACGCAGCTTGGGCGTCGAACCAGCATCGCAAAACGATCAACGCGCGACTAAAGGCCCTCCTAGAAAACGGTCAATGCACACCGGCCGAGTACGAGGAGCGGAAGGATCAGCCAAAGAAGCTGAGCCTAAGCCTGGACGACGACGGCAACCATGAGCCGACCCAGCTTGAGGCTTGGATCGACTCGCGAGAGGCGATTCCGCCGGGAACGTTCTGGAGCCCGGAGAAGCGCACGCGTATGGCTGGGCTGGACGTAGTCCCGCACCCAGGACACGTCATGGGTGATGAGGTGACGGACGAAGAGGCCGACAAGTTGGCGGACGAAGTATTCGGCGTGAGGTAGATCACCGAACGAAGCTAGCAGCTTTTTTCTGACCTGGAGCTAGATCATGAGTGTTGGCGGACTTTACGGCATGCCGGGCATCGACGCGATTCGCCAGGCTTCCGAATACGACATCATCTGGGGCGGTGACCGCAACCAGGTCGGGCTCCTTCAGATGCACGGTATGGTCTACTCCTCGGTAATGATGGATGCGGGATCCAGCCCCACGACCGACATCCGGGCCGGCCTGATTGTCGGCAAGAACTCCACCTCAGGCGAGCTAGAAGAGTGGGACGCGGATGCTACTGACGGGACGCAAGACCTGATTGGAGTGGTGCCAGAAGAATTCTCGATCCTTGACGTTTCCGGGACCGCTGTTGACCGACTCGCACCGAGCCCGATCGTCCGCGCTCCGCTGCGAGCGGCCTCTCTTCTGATTCAGGGGACCGCATTTACGAGCCATGCCGATGAGATGCTGGCACGAGCGGCATTACACGGCATGGGCTGCCCCCTGGACGACGACCCACAAGGATTTTTGGCTGGAGCGAGTTGGCGCCAGTTAATCAGCACCGGCGACGTAACCCTTACGAAAGCGAACAACTACACGCGATATCTGTGTCATAGTGCCGATGCCGATTTTACGCTGCCCACTGCCCAGCCTGGGTTGAAGTTTCGCTTCTTCATGGGCGAAAACTTCGAGCTACAGATCAGCGCGCCGGCGTCGGTGTTCTTGGTAGGTAACGACCAGACCGCTGATGGGGTCACGTATACAACGACTGGTGAACAAATCGGAGTAAACCTGGAAGTCGAATGCGTGAATATCGACATTGCCGGGACTAATACGGCGACATGGATCTGCACTCGGTTGGTCACTCCGTTCAGCACGGACGACTACTTCGCCACGACGATCGATACCTAATCGCACGGAAAACCAAACGGGACCTAACTGGAGCTTTCTGAAATGGCAACGATCGACAAACTGTTGCAGCCGAACGTACTTGCTCGGTTGGTCTCCCGGCAGATGGTGGCCGAACAGTGGATCCTCGGCTTCTTCGGTTTCGAGGCCGGCGGCAGAAACGAGGTCAATCTTGGCCACGGCCGGGAAGGCTCCTACGACGTCTACAACAATACTCGGGACGTCGGCGAGGGCAGGGTTCCCGGCACCGCGGCTGCCGTCATCCGGCCCGAACCGGTCGGGAACGTCCAGTTTCGCTATCCGCGGTTGTACGAACAGGTCCCGCTATTGGGCGAGAGACTCCACAACCTACGGCGGATTGGGGACGCGGGGGCTCGCGATACTGCCGGGGCGCGGATGATCGAGCTTCAAACGCGGAACATTGCCCAGCGAGCGGCCAACTGGCGAGCAGCAATGACCGTCGGTATGCTCCGCGACACGCTCTACTTCCAGCGCGACGGAGACTCGCTTTATCCCTCGTTCACGAGCACATCGGCCCAGTACCAGGTCAACTTCCAGCAGCCGTCCGGAAATGCAAGCCAACTCGACATGTTGGGTGATGGCGACATTATCGATACGAGCTGGGACAACCCATCGGCGGACATCCCTAGCCACGTCAGCAAGATTGACGCGGCCTTCCAAGAGCTCTACGGCGGGCGGCTCGAAAACGTCATTCTCCAGGCTGATGTCTGGCAGCACGTGGTCAATAATGACGCGGTTGCAAGCCAAGCGGGAATCGCCAATACGCCATTCCGTAGGTTTGAGCGGGTGATGGGAACACGTGCCGATGGCTCGCCGGTAAACGTCCGGGTGGCCGAGTTGGTCATGATTCCCGGCGTCACTTGGTACGTGACTGATGAGGGCGTGAATCTGGGCACGCGGGCCAGCAAGACGTTCACCAAGTACGCACCGGACAACGGTGCACTGTTCCTCCCGAACCCGAACATGGGCAACTTCTTCATGCAGCTCGGAAGCGAACCGGTTGTCGAGGTCGATGGTGGGCCGGAAACAGTGAGGTTCGGCAGCTACCAGTGGAGCAACAAAACGTACAACCCGCCGAGCACGAACCTTTTCTCGCTCGACAACGCCCTGGCGTGCAACGATATTCCAAACTCAGTGGCCAACGGTACTGTAGTCTTCTAGCGTTTGAGGTAAGCAGATGAGCGGAGGCGTAATCACCAAGCGCGTGCTGAAGAACTACGTCAAGACGGTCACGTTTAGCGAGACGACCGGAGTTGGCGCCACCGGCAATATCACCATTGCTAGCGTCACCGGTCGAGTGCTCATTACGCACCTAAGCGCGTTCTGTTCGACGAGCGTTGTCACTACGACGGCCGGCGAACTAGAGCTTGGTGTGGCAGGCAATACGGCGGCCTTAATCGCTCAGATTGCGGACGCTGGAGATCTCGTTGCCACCGAGTTCTGGAACGATGCGACGCCGACCGACGTGTACGTTGCCGACGCGATTGTCAACAAGCTCGTCGCCAGTGACATCCTCCTCAAAGTCACGACGTCGCCGATGACGGCTGGCGTAATCGAGTTCTCGATGTTTTGGCTTCCGATGTCTGCTGACGGAAACCTGGGATGAGACTATGGCAACACCAGTTGAAGAGCTACTGATTGGCCCGAGTGGCCCCGCAGCATGGCCCACGTCGGCCGCTCCTGCAGCCGGAGTTTCGATTGCTGCCGTTATCGGAAGTATTCACGATGCCCAGCAAGGATCGGCCGGTATCACCGCCTATCCCGCAGCAGCCGCTCCCGGCAACGGAGTTTCGATTGCCGAGGTCCTGCGGATTGTCTACGACGCCCAACAGGGCGCGGCAGGTGTAGCGGCATACCCATCGGCAGCGGCGCCTGCCAATGGCGTCTCGATGGCGGAGGTCCTGCGAGAAATCTACGATCAACAGGAAAAGGTCGTTGTGACCTCAGCCGCCGTAATTGGCGCAGGAACCAACACGCAGTTCACTATCGCCGGCGGCCCGATTGAGATCCTGAACCTGTTGTCCGTATGCGTGACCGTCAACGACTCGACGGCCTCTACGCTCCAATGGACGGTAGACCCCACTGACGGAGGCGCTACGACGATATGCGGCGCGTCCGCGAGCCTCGGGGACGCGGCCGCCGGGACGATCGTCAATATCAATGGAGTCCTAGCGACGGCCGCAGTCATAACAGCCGCTGGAACGGCGATCTCTCAGGGGAGCGGCGGTACCGGTGGAGGAATTATCGCGCCGGTCGGAGTAATCCAGTCAATTGTTGGGGTCGGGGCCACCACTGGTACCTGGACCCACCATTTACGATACAAGCCGCTGGCCAGGGGGGTCACCGTTACGCCTATCGCTTAGCGTCGAAGTGGGTGATTTGCCGTTCGTTTTCGTCAGGCCGACCGATGGCCACACCTGTCGGTCGGCCTTTTTTTTGCGGGGTTCCGATGACATTGCTTTCGACGGTGTACTGTACCGAAGCGCAGATGGACCTTTATCTCTCTAGCCAGGGGGTGATCGACTTCGCGGATCACGATGCGGACGGGACCTCGGACTCCGGCGTGACTGACGATTGCATCAACCAGGCCACCGAGGAGATCGATCTATACTGCCGTCAGCGGTACACGCAGGCGGTTCTTGCAACGAGCACATTGATCGAACGGTGGGCGGTGGTAATGGCGGCCAGGTTCCTTTGCCAAAGGCGCGGCAACAAACCGCCGGATTCGCTGGAGGAAGAGTTTCAGCGCATTACCGATCCAGACAATGGGTTCCTGGCAAAGATCGCCGCGGGAAAGCGACAGCTACCCGGCAAGGCTCTCCGAGCGACATTGCAGCCTACGTGGTCGAATCTGACCGTAGACCGTCGATATCGGCGAAGCAAAATCCGCGTAACCGACGCCAACAGCAGCGACGCAAATACGGAGCTGTCCCAGGACAAAGCACGAGACGTCCCACAGACTTTCTACGACTGATCGATATGGCCACTGTACGATTCAACGGAACG